GAATGCACCATATTTTCTGCCGAGAATTTCTCTGTCCCTGGCTGATAAGTTTTCAAACAATTCCTTGAAAAGCTCAAGGCTAACTTCAATGTAAACCTTGTTATCGGGGTGCAGATCGTTAACGACAAGCCCAGGATTTTCAATGTACTCAATTCCGTTCTCGGTTTCAGTTCGGATCATCAGCGTTTCCGTCTTAAAGGAAAATGAAAGACAGCTTTGCACGGTTTTCCTGTCCATACCAAGTTCTTTGGCAATATCCGAATTGGACATACCCTCATTATGCAGCTTACGGCATCTTTGAATGTTCCAAAAATCGGAATGTGAAAGTCCTATGGGAGAACTAAATTGTTCGATAAACTCCTGCATTGCATAGCGAAGTCGGGGAGTGAGGTATGTCAGCAGACCGCCCTTACTTGCGTCATACTGTTTTGCCCTAAGCCTCTCAAAGAACGTAAGGCAGCCCACCTGAACAAGATCGTCAAAGGTATCGCTGAAACGCAGATAGTTTTTGTAGTCCTTTGCAGCCGCAGCGGCAACGCTCTGTATGAATCCGACATTCCGCTCGTACAAATCATATAACGCTTGCATATCGCCGTCATAATATTTTTGAATCAATTCCTCATTTGTCATTCTTAACCGCCTTTGGTCTGCCTCTTTTTGGAACGTCAAAACCGCATAATTTGTAAAGATTTTCAGACTGCATTTGCTGTTCAAATTCCTCATTGCTGAATTCGGGAGAGGTCATTGCTCTATGGTACAGTTCTTCTGCTTGTCGCAGAAGAACAGATTTTTGTTTTTCATCAATAACTTTTCTCTGATAGCTTCGCATAACCCTGTTAAGACAGCGCCGATATGACTGATATTTCGGATTATCCGCATTTTCTTCCTTAATTCTGACCGTTCTGTAAGCCATCTGATTACAGGTAAACCTCGGATTTTCAGGCGCAGCCTTGTCGCAGTATCTTGTTTTGTAGCCTTTGGTCATAAGAAAGAATCGTCCGCAATGTTCACATCTGCGTATATGATGTCCTGCCATAAGACCTTTTAGAAAATCGACCTTTAAAAAGCTCTGCAATCTATCAACATGGTAGTATTCCGCAATTACATACTCTCCGCAGCCATCGGTTATTTCTTTGGGGATCATATTCATTTCAAGAAAATCAGCGCTTGTATACGACATATATTCATTCATGATAGGATTTGCAATCATCTTGTACGCCATAGGATTTGTAAGGAAGTCGTAGTAAGCGGCGGCAAAATTTTCGGGATCAAGCTTTTTAAGATGTGACAGAAAATCGTTCACAAAGTAATACATAGTCTTATTGAAATTAAAAATATCATCGATCACAGGCTTGTAAAGACTTGCGGTCTTGTAATAAAGCTCCCAGTTTTCGGAATTCATAATTGTGCCGTCCATATCAGTAAATCCTTTGAAAAATTCGACAGCATTCTGAGTATCAAGAACCTGAAATATTTTATGTTTTTTCAAAGCCGTATCTATTTCGACCATCATGCTGTTCAGCCTGCCCCACTCCTTTTTTAAGGGCGGTATATATTCAACGGAATTATCCTTTTCAGCATTGATTTCATGGTTCATTATGTATTCCGCCGATCTATACTTATCATATATCTCTTCGAATTCGGAAGGAGGTATATTCATACATGATGCCGAAAGCTCGCCCAATAAAAAGTCCTGACCGTTGACCTTGATCATATTTCCTTTGACATAAAAACAAATATCGTTAAACATAATTACACCTCAAGGCTGTCGTTTTTACAGTTTCCAAATTAAGTATATCATATTTTGTCGTAATATGCAACAGAAAATGTCGTGTTGAGCGAAAATTAAATGTTACGTGATTTTATTCATTTTCCGGATTTCCGCATATAATAATATCAGAGAGTTAAAAACGCGCCGCAGAAAACTAAATCTGCGGCGTTTTTTGTTTGCAGAACCGAGGTCAGCGGCTTTGCATATTAAAAGGAGGTCGATAAAATGAAAGAATTAAAAATGTACAGCAGCGAGTATATTATGAATACTCCGATGAAACCGATCGAATATTGTGTTGACGGTTTGATCTCGCAAGGATTGTTCGTTCTCGCAGGAGCACCGAAAGTCGGTAAATCGTGGCTGGCTCTCGATATGTGCCTGTCCATTGCAAAAGGAGAAAAGGTGCTTGGAAAAGAAACGTTATGCGGTCATGCGGTATATCTTAGTTTAGAGGACAGCCTGATACGTCTGCAAAACAGGTTGTACGAACTGACAGACGAGCCGTCCGACAATCTTAACTTTGCAATTATGGCGGAATCAATTTCAAATGGTCTGCCTGAACAAATTGAATACTGCAGGAAGCGGTTTGACGATTTGAAAATTGTTGTGATAGATACTTTGCAAAAGGTACGTAACGAATCGGAGTCAAGCTACAGTTCAGATTACAAAGAACTATCCGTTCTAAAAAGTCTTGCGGACAAGCTTGGTATAGCTATAGTTCTGGTTCATCACACACGAAAGTGTTCCGACGGCGATCCGTTCAATATGATTTCAGGCAGTACAGGTTTGAGCGGTTGCGTTGACGGAAGTATGGTTCTGATTGAAAGCAAGCGTGGAAGTCGAAAAGCTAAACTGTATTGCGTAGGTCGTGATATTGAAAATCAAGAGATCAATGTTGTGTTTGAAAGCAGCAGATGGAAAGTGTCTGATGAGATTAAAAATATCGAACCCGACTATTTCCCCTTTGCTGTTCACGACTTTATGGTAACTCAGAAAAAGTTTAAAGGCTCTGCTACTGAACTTGCTGAAAAGTTATCTGCTCTGCTGGACAAAGAAATGTTTTCAAATCGTGTCAAAAAAGATTTAATTCAACACGCTTATGAATTGCTGGATTACGGAGTAACGTTTGAATCCAAACGCAGCAACGGACAGCGAATAATTATTCTGAATTACGATATGAAAAGTGACAGCAGTGACGGCAGAAATCTTATGCCGAAGGAGTGTGAAAACGCTGACCCTGCTGTCACTTGCGGTAACAGTGAAATGCTTGAAAAGCCTTTAAATACGTTGCTTGCGATTGATGAGTACGAAGTTGAGGCAGAAAAATCCGCTGTCACTGTTTGTGATTCTGCCGACCCTGTTGATGACGTTACTGACCCTGCCGCTAATGAAGTTTATGAAATCGAGTTAATGAGCCTTGATGAAGTACTGCATATGTCTGCTAATAAAATAAGAAGTCAGCTTGCGAATAAGGGGATTGAAATTCCGCCGTTTGAAACGCAAAGAAAGGCAACGTAAGCCGATTTGCGTGGCTTGAATTTTTGTCGGGTAAGTCTAGCAGAAACAGCTTAAAAGCCGACACAGGCTATTTGTGAGCCGCTGTGGGCGATATGTGGGAGAGGTTTTAATTCTGATAATAAAAGGCGATTGTCAATCTGCACAAATACCGGATATGCAGAGGTTAAAGTAAGCATAACTAATAATTTGCAAGTTAAAGCGACGGTGTCGCACTCACAGCGGACAGCAAAGCTGACCGCAATATTTTGCCGAAATTACGGAGGTTTTCGGCTCTCGAGTAAAAGGAGTCTTAATTTGCAAAAGTATGAAACGGAGGTGTCGCAGCAAGTAAAAAATCAATAAAAATGCGGAAATATCGCCCTTTGGAGTGTGCACCAAAAGGTAATACCGCAGGAAACGGAGGTAATTATGGCAAAGAAAATAGGAATAAGCTTAGACAATGAAACTTTGGAACTTTGTGATGAGTATGCGGAGAAAACTTCGCACTCACGTTCAGAATTTATAGCCAAGGCGATAAGGGAGTATGTTTCCTCAATTGAAGTCGGCAGGCAGAAGAATATCATCGCAAAAAATCTTGCAGATGAAATCGTGAAAGGTAGCGAGGCAGGGATAACTAAAATCTCAAAAGGCTTGTTCAGATACGCAGTTGAGCTAGAAATTGTGATTATGATACTGTCGGAGCTGGCTGATATTCCTCCGAAAGTTATAGCGGAGTATCGCAAGGAGGCGGTGCGTAACGTTCGCAGGACAAGGGGTAAAGTTAACCTTGACGATTTGATTGCAAGGAACAACCGTGAATTTGCCGAACAAAATATAGCTGAAAATTCTTGCGAATATGGCGAAGGTGATGTTATCGTTAACGCCTATGAGGTTGATGATAACGAATTGTAAAATCGGTGCGTATCAAATTCGCACAAAAAATTTAAAACGAAAGGACTGAACTGATTTGTTTACACGAATTTTCTCAACATTTGTTCCGATATATATCGGAGAGCAGGAGGTATATGGACACAAATATTATAGAAAGAAACGAAAGCTGTTGCTCCGGCAGCATAACGCAAACTGAGGATAAGTATATCAAAAGTCGTTCCGAGATCATTGACGGAATTGTTTACAACATCAACTCGGTGTTTGATATGACCTCAAAATCCACAGCTGAGGACAAGCTGAAATATTTGCTGAGATCCGCCGCTGAAAAATTATCATAAATTTATAGATTATCGCTGGACTTTCAGAATCGATTGTGATATACTATCTGTAATCTCAATCGGTTTGACAGAGTCCGCATAATGGACGGAAAGAGAGGTTAATAATGTCAGACACGAATAAGATAACGGCTTTGTATTGCAGGCTCAGTCACGAGGATGAGCTTGCGGGAGAAAGCAACAGCATTTCAAATCAGAAAGATATACTTCAAAAATATGCCGATGAACATGGATTTTACAACACCGCGTTCTACATTGACGACGGGTACACGGGAGTAGATTTCGAACGTCCTGCATTCAAACGCATGATAGACGATGTGGACAACGGCAGGATCGGCACAATAATTACAAAGGATCTCTCAAGGCTTGGTCGAAATCATCTGCACGTAGGATTATACACAGAGGAATATTTTCCGCGCAGAAATGTCCGCTATATTGCGATCAATAACAATATTGATTCCGATAATCCGGATTCCTCCGCTGTCGATATGGCGGCATTCTACAACATTTTTAACGAATTCCACGTCAAGGATACAAGCAGAAAAATTAAGGCAAGCTGTGTAATAAAATCCGAAAGAGGGCAGAGAGTCGCTTCACGTCCGCCTTACGGTTACATGAAATCTCAGGAGGATCACAACAAAATTCTGCCCAATCCCGAAACAGCGCTGGTCGTAAAATATATTTTTCAACTATGCGCTGATGGCTTGGGTCCGGCTCAGATCGCGCACAGGCTTGAGGAAGAACAGATATACACTCCTGCGATGTACGAGTACAGTCAAACGGGAAATGTTATTTCTAACTTTGATACAAGCTATCCCTACCGCTGGAATCCGACCGCAGTTGCAAATATTTTGGAGGACGTCAGCTATCTCGGACACACTTGTAATTTCAGGTTCGGCAGAGCGTCATACAAAGACCATCGGAAATTAAAGCTGCCCAAAAGCGAGCACAAGCTGATTGAAAATACTCATGAGCCGATAATCGACATTAATATATGGGAGATAGTTCAGCGACTCAGGCAGAGCAAGCGTAGGTTCACAAGGAGCGGAGAGAAAAGTATTTTTGCCGGAATAGTCTTCTGTGCGGACTGCAAACAGAAGTTATATTTTCACAGACACGCAAGAGAGAAGTCTGAAAACTGGAAATTTATCTGTTCTTCGTATCGAAAAAATAGTCGGGAACAATGTACCATGCACGGTATTAAGGAAAGTCATCTCAAGGAAATCGTACTGCATGAAATACGGAATGTGACTGCGTTTGCGAGAGAACGTACAGATGATTTTGCTGAGTATATCAGTCGGGAGTCAAATACTGCTGCTAAAAAAGAGCTGTCCGAAGCTAACAAAAAACTGAAAAAGAGCGAGAAAAGGCTTGCCGAGGTCGGAATAATTTTCAGAAAGCTGTACGAAGATCACGTTCTTGGTACGATTGATGATCAGTTCAGAATGCTGTCGCAGGGATACACTGATGAGCAGAATCAGCTTAAAGCGGAAATATCAGACTTGAAGCATACGATGCAGGAGCTTCAATCCCAGACGGCTAACACCGCAAGATTTGCTGCGCTTGCTAAAAAGTACACAGATATTACAGAATTAACTCAGGAAATCTTACACACGTTTGTATCGCGCATCGAGGTTCACGAAAAGCTGAAAGACGATAACGGCAGTATCACGCAGGAAATCGATATTTACTTTACTCATATCGGAATTGTAAAGTAGACAAAAAGAAAACGGAGAGCATTAGTCTGAATAAATCAGATGACTCTCCGTGATACATAAGTTTAGGGTCGTTCCCTATTTGTGCCGCGATAACACGGGCTTTTTAAGGTGAGTATCCATTTGGTATCACCAATATGGTTGCGGGAGCTGGATTTGAACCAACGACCTTCGGGTTATGAGAACTGGCAAGCGGTGAACGGCATGAGTGAAGCCCCTCGCAAGAGCAACTATAAGCCCCGTGGAGAAGTGATAAGCAACGAGTGAAAACTACTCACGGAAGCAGTCACAAGCCCTCACATGGAGCGACAAGCTACACAAGGCAAGCTCCACAAGAGCAAAAATAAAAAAACACGGAAAAAGAAAACAAAAACACAAACAAACAGCGGACAAAACCACAAAGAAAAAGCCCCGAGAAAAGCAACGCACATTCAAAGAAAAGAAAAAGAGCTGAGCGATATATCTGTGAAATCTATCATGCGAGCGGCTAGGGGGTGAATTTTTGGGGTGTTGGAAGTGTTGGAAATGTTGGGAGTGTTGGAAAATCTATGATTTTTCAACACTCTCAATGTTTTCAATGCTTTCAATGCTCCAAAAAGAGGGGAACGCCGCTCAAGATACCCCCTCATTGCGAACGCAGTTCGCACCAAACACAGCGCAGGGGAGCGCACAAGTTCCACAAGGGAGAAACAGCACGGCAGGGGCGACAGCACAGTGCAGGGGGAGCGCACAAACTCCACAAGGGAGAAACAGGCACAGTGCAGGGGGAGCGCACAAGCTCCACAAGGGTGAAACAGCACGGCAGGGGCGACAGCACAGTGCAGAAAAACGCACAAGCTCCGCAGGACGGC